TATCTACGGCGTTGAAGGTGCATAATCATTAAGAAGAAAATTTTTGTGGCGGGACATAGTCTCGCCACAATTAACAAATAGAAAGACAGAACCATGAAACAATTCACCATTACAATCTGGGCATATGATCATCACGCAAAATTTAATGTTTATGCGGAAGATAATGCTATTTCTCTTGAACAATCAATCCTTGACAAGTTGGGAGAAAAGAGTATAAAATGGGAATATCTCGGAAATTCTTATGATAACCGAGTAAACAGAATAACCTATGAGGAGGTTGTTGATGATACAAGACCTATACAAACAAAAAAGGTCCTTGGAGTTGAAGTGGGAACAGGAGCATATTGACAATAATAGATATACTCTTGAAATGGTCAGAATTGATGACAAAGTTAAACAAGTCATTACTGAGATCAAGCTGGAAGAAGCAGCTATTGCTCACAGACAGAATAGCGTTGAAGGCGCTGCTCCACAAGTTTCTGTAGCTACTTAATACAAAAGCTACATCGCTGAAATCGCACTTTCTTTACGGGCTCTCTTGCACTCTACTAAAATCTAATATATAACTTTTTTACTATACAATTTAAATGATATGTAGACGCGTATAGTCGACGGCCTAGAGACTATGTATCACAACTAGGAAAAGGAGAAAAATTATGGCAAACACAACATTTACAGGACCAGTTCGATCAGAGAATGGTTTTGAAGACGTAACAAAAAATGCAACAACAGGTGCATTTACAACTAATGCTTCTTACGGAGCATCTATTACAGGTGGAATTGAGTCTTTCAGCGGAGCTGGAGCTCTTAATCTTACAGACCTTATTACTGAAGTAACTACAACTGGAGCAAATGCATTAACTCTTGCAAATGGTTCAGCAGGTCAAGTTAAAATCATTACAATGATTGTTGATGGTGGAAATGGAACTCTTACTCCAGCAACTCTTGCAGGTGGTACTACAATCACTTTTGCTGATGTTGGCGATGGTGTAGTTCTTGTTTACGGCACAGCAGGTTGGGTTGTTGTAGGAAACAACGGCGCAGCAATAGCGTAATAATTAATTTAGTGTGGGCTTCGGCCCACACAAATTTAAGGAGATTAAAAATATGTCAATAACATCAAAAGTTAGACAATCGGTAGTTCTTACAGCTGACGGTCAGGTACAAAAATTAATAAGTGGTGTAGCAACTAACATTGGAAGTGCAAACATTTTATCTATATTTGCACAATCAAGTGCAGCTGACGGTGAAGTTAAACTTTATAACGAAGCAGACGCTTCTAAAACAGCAGCTAAATTAATTTTTCATGGTAAGTTTGGTACAGCAGCTAATCACGTGCATGAATTTAAAATACCAGCAGCTGGAATATATGCTTCTGATGGAATATATGCAGACGTTACTAACGTAGATTTTTTATATATAATCGGAACGTTTTAGGGGTAGCCAATGGCGAATACTACTTCACAGTCCTACAGTTTTGACCAGGACTTTTCAATCGATGAAATAATTGCAGACGCATATGAGCGTTTAGGATTAGTTGGTACAGCCGGTCATCAAATAAAAACTGCAAGAAGATCTTTAAACATTCTTTTTCAAGAATGGGGTAATAGAGGAATACATTTTTGGGAAGTAGGAAATACAAATATTAATTTAATAGCAGGTTCAACAACTAATATTGATGCTACAGCTGAAGGATCTGGTGTATATACTTTTTATAGAAATTCTACAGATGTACCGGGAGGTGGAGAACCACCACAAGCTACAACTGTTCCGACAGCAAATGTTTTTGGTATTTCAGATATTTTAAATGTTACGTACAGACAAAACTACAATACAACAAATCAATCAGATACAGGTTTAACTAAAGTGGCAAGAGATGCATACGCTGCAACAGCTAACAAAGCATCTAATGGAACGCCTTCACAATTTTGGGTACAAAGATTTATAGATAAAGTTACCTTAACTATTTATCCTTTACCTAACTCAACTGCTGCATCAAATTTTTTAAATGTTTATTATGTAAGAAGAATTCAAGATGTAGGAACTTACACTAACGCAAGTGATACACCTTTTAGATTTGTACCATGTATGATTTCAGGATTATCATATTACTTATCTATGAAGTTTGCACCACAACGAACACAGGAGATGAAGTTGTTGTACGAGGATGAATTAGCTCGAGCACTATCTGAAGATGGTTCTCCAGCTAGCACATACATTACTCCGAAAACATACTATCCAAATATATAATGGCTAGATTTGCAAAAGGTAGTAGAGCATTAGCGATCTCTGATAGATCAGGCGCAGCTTTTCCATATAGAGAAATGGTAAAAGAATGGACAGGTGCGTGGGTCCATAACTCTGAGTTTGAAGCTAAACAACCACAATTAGAACCACATCCTGTAGGCGCTGACCCACAAGGTTTAATGCATGCAAGACCTGCAAGAGTAGAGTTTCCAGTACAAGATATTTTACCTAACAATCCATTTACCACAACAGGTGGCTCTCAAACTTTAAGTGTATCTTATCCTTCTAATCAAATTAACGAAGGAACATCTTATGTTAGATTTCAATCTGTCAAAGAAATAGTGGGAGGTGTTGCAATTGCAACTTTACAATTAGAAACAACTTTAAATGGTGCAATTAATGATACAGTCAATACTTTAACTTTAACTAGTTCTGCAGCATTTCCAAACGCTGGCTTTATCGTAATAGAAAAAGTAGATCAAGATGCAACTAGTGCAACTTTTGGAAAATACATAAATGAAACAATTCAATATACAGGTAACAATACAGGTACAGGAGTTTTATCTGGACTGACAAGAGGAACAGCTGCTCCTTTTAGAGGAATTACTTTTTCTAATACTACGGCAACAACTCATGCAAACGGAGCAAAAGTTTTTGGATCATATCTAGCAACAGCAATTGCAACTACGGTAGAAGTTGGTCCTACATTACCTAATGGAACGCAAGCTACAGAAACACAATATAATTCTATAACAGTGCCTTTAGTATCTAACGCTGGAAGCACAGCAACAGGAGGCGGTTTTCAGTGTACAATTGGACCCGTTAATGATAGAGCTTAATTATGTCAGGAATTAGTTATAATACATTAGTTACACAAATTAAAAACTACACAGAAGTAGATGCTAACGTCTTTACAACAGATGTTTTAGAAAGTTTTATTTTAAACGCCCAACAAAGAATTATGATGGATTTACCTATGGATTCAGATAGATTCGTGGACCAAGGTACAATGGCAACTGATGTAGATAATATTAGAGTTCCAGCAGGAACTTTATTTGTCAGAGGTGTAGAAGTATTTAATGCAACAAATTCTACTGAACAAGGCACATGGTTAGAAAGACGTGATCAAACTTTTTTAAGTGAATATGTAGGAAGATTAACTGGACCAGAAGGTTCAACTACTTCAGGAGCGGATGTTACTGGAAAACCTAAATATTATTCTATGTTTGGAGGAGCAACAGGATTATCGGATACTACTTCAGGATCTATTTATTTAGCTCCTACACCAGACGCTAATTATATATTTAGAATATATTATAATAAAATGCCAGATACATTAGAATCTAGTAATCAAACTAATTATATTAGTTTGTATTTTCCTCAAGGTCTGTTATATGCATGTTTAGTAGAAGCATATGGATTTTTAAAAGGTCCAACTGATATGTTGACACTATATGAAAATAAGTATAAAACAGAGTTACAAAAGTTTGCAGCGATGCAAATTGGAAGAAGAAGACGAGACGATTACACGGATGGTACAATAAGAATTCCAATCGAGTCACCGCCTCAGTAATTAGGAGATAAATATTATGGCAATAACATCGGCAATTTGTAACAGTTTTAAAGCAGAAGTTTTACAAGCTTTACATAATTTTACAGCGTCATCTGGAAACACATTTAAAATAGCTTTATACACAAGTAGTGCTACTTTAAATAAATCAACAACAGCCTACAGTTCATCAAACGAAATTTCTAACACATCAGGTTCAGCTTATTCTGCAGGTGGTGCCGCACTTACAAGTGTAACTCCAGCTTTATCAACTGATACTGCATGTTGTGATTTTGCAGATGTTAGTTTTACCTCAGCATCTTTTACAGCTAATGGTTGTTTAATATATAACGATACAAACGCTGATAGAGCAGTTTGTGCAATCGCTTTTGGTGGTGACAAAACTGTAACAAGCGGAACTTTTACAATTCAATTTCCAACAGCTGACGCATCTAACGCAATAATTCGTATAGCGTAAAGAGGTAGCGACGTATGTCCGTTACCAGAACATTTACAGTAACGGTAGTCAGTACCGGTTCAGGAAATAAATATTATATTGACGGCGTTCAACAAGTTACATTAAATTTAGCAGAAGGTGGAACTTATAAATTTGATCAATCAGATAGTTCAAATGGTAATCACCCATTAAGATTTGCAACTGCAGCAGACGCTGCA